ACTACCTGCGAAACCCTTACGGGAACGAGGTAGAGGGTCGCAGCCAGATTGTCACAGGCGAGGTTGCGGAGGCGATTGACGGTGCTTTGCCTCAGTTGATCCGAGTATTCACCGCATCAGACGACATTGTGCGGTTTGAGCCTACAGGCCCAGGTGATGAAGAAGGTGCTAGACAAGCCACAGAATATGCAAACTGGGTGTTCTACAAGCAGAACCCCGGTTTCCAGATTTTGCATCATTGGTTCAAAGATGGTCTGCTCCAAAAGACAGGAACGGTAAAGTGTTATTGGGACGAGAAGATTGATGTCATCGAGGAGGTGTATCAGAACCTCTCGGAGACTGAGCTTGTCCTGCTGATGTCTGACCAGTCTCGTCAGATTGTCGCTCAAGAGATTGTGCAGCAGGAGATGCAAGGGCCAGACGGTCAGGTGATGGTCGCGCAGTTCTTCAATGTCGTGGTTAAGAAGTCAAACAAACACGGCAAGATTGTCATTGAGAATGTTCCTCCTGAAGAGTTGATCGTTTCCAAGCGAGCCAAGAATATGCAGGATGCTCCGTTCATGGCGCATCGCACATTGGTTCCGAGGACTGAACTGATCCAAATGGGATTCGATCCCGAGATTGTGGACAACCTCCCTGTCTACAACAGTCTGGACTTCACCGAGGAAAAGATCGCACGATACAGTCCTGGTGAAGAGCCGTTTGAGCAGAATAGCCTTGATCCTGCCATGCAAGAGATCGAGGTGTTTGAGTGCTATATCTACGTTGACGTAGACGAGGATGGTATTGCAGAGTTTCGCAGGATCGTCTACAGCAACAATGAGATCCTGAGCAACGAGCAGACGGACTACTGCCCGTTCCACGTTATCTGCCCGATCCCGATCCCGCACAAGTTCTTTGGTCAGTCTCTGGCCGACAGGACGATGGACATTCAGCTAATCAAGTCCACCATCGTGCGACAGATGCTGGATAATCTGTATCTCACAAACAATGCAAGGGTCGGTGCGGTAGAGGGTCAGGTCAATCTGGATGACTTGCTTAACGTCACTCCTGGTGGTGTCGTCAGGCTGAAGAACCCCACTGCTGTTGTGCCGCTGGCAGTTACTCCTGTTGCCGCTCAAGCATTCCCGATGTTGGAATACTTTGATCAGGTTCAGCAGAAGCGCACAGGCGTGTCAGACGCGCAGCAGGGGATTGATCCTAACGTACTAGCCAATGTCACAGCAGCGGCTGTAGCAGCCGTTACAAGCGCACAGCAGGGCAAACTGGAACTAATCGCTCGTATCTTTGCTGAGACGGGCGTTAAGAGTTTGTTTAAGGGCATTCTGCAACTGGTCTGCAAGTATCAGGACAAGCCAACCATCATTCGGATGCGTGGCAAGTTCGTAGAGATGGATCCGCGAGAGTGGTCGAATCAGTACGATGTCAGCATCTCTGTTGGTCTTGGGACTGGAACCAAGCAAGAACAGATGGCAATGCTTCAGATGGTGCTGGCGAAGCAGGAGCAAATCCTTCAGACGCTCGGCCCTGCTAATCCGTTGGTGAGTCTCGGTCAGTACCGGATGACGCTTGGACGGTTTATCGAGGCGGCAGGGTTCAAAGACTCCAGCGAGTTCTTCAAGGACATCACTCCAGAGCAAGATCAGGCTCTGTCCAATCCTCCTCCGCAGCAACCGCAGCAGAATCCTGCTCTTGATGCGATGATGGCCCAGGCGCAGGCGCAGATTCAGATCGAACAGCAGAAAGCAATGGCTGCAATTGAGACGCAGAGGATGAAGGCTCAAGCGGATATTCAGCTTGCAAGGGAAAAAGCGGCGGCAGATTTGGAGTTGAAGCAGGCAGAATTCCAAGTTGAGGCTCAATTGAAAGCAGCCAAGATTGGTGCTGGAATCAGCAGAAACGTTGAGATTCCCGGATGAGGATGACACCTGAGCGCGCTGCAAATCTGCTGCGGGATGATGCATTCAGAGAAGAGTTGCAGTATCTACGACAGATGCATTTGGATGTCATAACGTCATCCTCGGATGATGAAATTGACAAACGCGAATCAGCGTATAAAATGATTCGTGCAATAGATCAAATCTATAGTCATTTCCAAGCGATAGCAGAAACGACTGAGATTCGGTCTAAACGATGGAAGATACTTTAGGGGTTTGAATGGACACCAATCCGAATGGAAGTGTACCGCTGGATGTAAATACCGGTGCTGCTGCGATCATGGGACTAATGGGTGGCGAGGAAGGCGAACAGCCGACTCCTGAAGCCCAGGAAGAACAGATTCAGCAGCCTGAAGCCGAAGAGCAGGAAGTAGAGCAGGAAACTCCTCGCTACCGCATCAAAGCGGCGGGTGAGGAGGTAGAGGTAACGCTCGATGACTTGATCAAAGGCTATCAGCAAGGCCGGGATTACACTCAGAAAACCCAGACGCTTGCAGAACAGCGAAAGGCTGTAGAGGCTGAGAAGGCTGCTGTAGAGCAAGCGAAAACCTTGCGTGACCAGTATGCTCAACGCTTGCAGATGATCGAGCAGGTGTTGAGTCATCAGGAACCGCAAGAGGATTTGAATGCGCTGAAGGAATCTGATCCGATTGGTTATGCGGTGAAGGTCGCGGAGCAGCAGCAGCGTCAGCAGCAGTTGTATGCGATTCAAGCTGAGAGGCAACGTCTTGCGTTACAGCAACAAACGGAGCATCAGCATAGGTTGCAGCAGTTGGTGGCTGAAGAGCAGCAGAAACTGTCTCAAGCAATACCGGAGTTCGCAGATCCAGAGAAAGGCACAGCCGTTCGCAATGAAATCCGGAGCTATGCGAAGCAGGTTGGTTTCACGGATGAGGATCTTGCGCAGGTTTACGATAGCAGGGCTGTTCTGACTCTTTGGAAGGCTGCTCAGTACGACAAACTGGTCAAGGGCAAGCCAGAGGTAACCAAGAAGGTTACGGAAGCTCCAAGGATGCTTAGGCCCGGTACGGCGACGAGTGCGCCACCGGAGCAAAAGCAATATCAGGCACAGCGAAAGGTGCTGCGGCAGACTGGTAAAACCAAAGATGCTGCGGCAATTTTTGAACGCTTTTTGGGATAACTGAAATGTCAACTTTTACCGCACATACCGCGATTGGTCAGCGCGAAGATCTGATCGATGTCATCTACGACATCAGCCCGACCGAAACCCCGATCCTGAGCACTCTGGCTCGGACTAAGGCTACGGCTGTTTTTCATGAGTGGCAGAGCGATTCGCTTGCGGCCGCCACGTCAGCGAATGCGGCCGTGGAGGGTGCTGACGCATCTGCTACCACGATCAGCCCGACGACCCGTCTGGGCAACTATACCCAGATCGTGCAAAAGACGATCCAGATTTCTAACACCCTTGAGGCTGTTAACAAGGCTGGTCGGAAGTCTGAGAAGGCTTATCAGTTGTCTAAGGCTTCGCAGGAACTTAAGCGGGACATGGAAACCATCATTACTGCCAACCAAGGGCAGACTGCTGGTAACTCCTCGACTGCTCGGAAGCTGGGTGCAATTCTGTCCTGGCTGAAGACCAATACCTCTGCCGGTACGTCTGGAACCGATCCCACGACGATTGGTGTCTCGACCCGTTCGGATGGTGCTACCCGTACCTTTACCGAAACGCTTCTGAAAGAGGTTGTTGCTGAGTGTTTTGTTTCTGGCGGAAACCCGAAACTGCTGGTGGTCAACAGCGGACTGAAGCAGAAGGTGTCGAGTTTTGCTGGTATCGCGGCGCAGCGTTACATGGCTCCCGGTGATCAGCCGACTACCATTATTGGTGCTGCGGATGTCTACATGAGCGATTTCGGTACGCTGTCTGTGACCCCGGATCGTTTCATGAGGACTCGTGACGCTCTGCTGCTTGATCCTGAGTACGCTGCGGTTGCGTATCTGCGACCGTTTGCGACGAATGAGCTTGCCCGTACCGGCGACAGCGAGAAAACCCAGCTTATTGCTGAGTTCACGCTGGAGATGCGGAACGAGGCTGCTCACGGCATCGTGGCTGACCTGAACCCCGCGCTGTAAGTAACGAGGGAGGTGGGGAAACCTGCCTCCCTCCAATAACATGTCAGAACTATTTTCGGTCGGTGAGGGGCGCTATACCATAGCGCACAAACTAGATGATGTTGTCGTGCTTGAAACAAAGCAGGATGTAACGCACATCATTGAAGCAAATAAAATCCAAGTTGATAACGCATCCCGCAAGATCGACAACGTGATGACTCATGTTGCAAGGTTACCGTTCACGGTGATCGACGATCTGAACAAGAAGAAGATCATGCAGGGATTTGCGGTTCAGGATGAGCGAGCATTCAAGCAATGGCTGAATGACCCAGACAATAGAGTGTGGCGAACATATCCTGGTTCTGTTTAGGGGGAGTCAATGAAGATTGCGATCTGTGTACCATGCCGAGACACCGTTCTGGCAGGGTTTGCTTTTGATCTGGCCCGATTGTGTGCGTATGAGGCAAAGCGTGGACAGAATGAGATCCAGCTATTGCAGATGCCCGGTACGCTGATCTTTACTCAACGAGAGAAGTTAGCAGATGAAGCTCTTGAATGGGGTGCTGATGCTGTCGTCTGGATTGACAGCGATATGCGGTTTCCGGCAAACACTGTGGAAGTATTGCTTGCAAGGAGTGTCCCGCTGATCGGCGTAAATGCGACTACAAGGCGCGAACCGATTATGCCCACGGCAATGAACCTAAAGATCGACAAAAGCGATCCTGGGGCTGTTAAACAGGTCTGGACGAAGATCGAAAGCAGAGGAAAGTCAGGGATTGAGCAAGTGACCGCTGTAGGGTTCGGTGTTACACTTGTTAGGACTGAGGTGTTCAAAAAGATACCGAAACCTTGGCATGACATCATCTGGACGGATCATGGAAACGTGATTGGCGAGGATGTCACCTTCTGCGTTCGGTGTCTTGAGAATGACGTTCCCGTGTTTGTTGACCACGATTTGTCGATGCACATAGGGCATATCGGGGTTAAAACCTTTGGCTGGGATGACATAAATGGCCCTGGCAACGTACAGCGATCTAAAGACCACGATCGCAAACTATCTCGCAAGAAGCGATCTCACTAGCCAGATACCTGACTTCATCCGGCTGGCAGAGGTAAGGCTTCGGCGCAATCTGCGTATCCGGCAGATGCTGAAACTTGCGTACACCTCTGCTACGGGTGGTGATTCGACTGTTGGACTGCCAACAGACTTCCTTGAGATGCGGAACCTGTATCTCAATACGAATCCAGAACAACCTCTGAACTATCTATCTCCGTCTGTGTTCACTCGGAACGCTAGGACGCAGGAATCTGGAAGGCCAATTCAGTACACCATCCTTGCGGATGAAATACAGCTTGCGCCGACACCAGACACGAATTACACG